GGTCATGAGGGATAAAAATCAGAAAGCGATTGTAAACACGAAAAAACAGGTAAAGGAGAGATTGAAATGAACGTAGGAACCAAAAGCGTGGCCCTGTGCGTGCGCGATCCTTGCACCATGTTCAGGCTTGCAGATGAATTCATGGCTAATGGTTGGCGCGTAGTGTGTATTTTGTGGCCCTATTATCAACTAGATGCAATGAATATAATTATGAAAACATTGAGCTTTAACTATGTGCTGGCGGATGAAGATTTCGCCGCTAGATGGCAGCACACAAGACCTGTTTTAACTTCAGATCGGTATGGAAGATTCCGCCACATGTGGGAATAGGAGGCTAAAATGAAAATCAGAATTGAACTCAAGGACGATGAAGGCAATGTGTCAAAAGAAATAACCGCAGAGGCAGACAAGGACAGAAATGTCTCGATAGAGATTAGCGAAACAGGAAAGATTGAATTTTTCTCTGCTGGTGTTGTTGAGGATGTTATTCCACCCGGAGAATAATGCAGATAACCGCCCACCTACCAGACAGAACCTACGAAGCAGCCGAGGTTGCATGGATAATTGAGCAGATCGACGGGCTCACAGACGAACGGCTGACCCTGAAAGTCTCCGAAGTAGCCGAAAGAAGGCGGGTTATGCCCAAGGGGACCCCGTTCGAGGGTGCCTGGAACAACGATAAAACCCCTTATTTAGTCGAATTCATGGACGATGTGAGCGAATCGAGCCCTATTGAGGTCTCCGTTTGCATGAAAGGCCACCAACTGGGCTATACCGCAGGGATTGAAAACTGCATAATCTACATTATTGACAACGCTCCAGGGCCGATTCTGTACACAACGGCCACAGATCCGCTCGGAAAAGAATGGTCCGAGAACAGATTTGACCCTATGATCGAACAAGCTGGGATGCAAAACCTGATTTTTTCCCAGTCGACAAAGAGGGGCAGCAAGAAAACGGGCGACAAGACTCTTTTAAAGGAATTCCCTGGAGGTCGTATAAAAATAGCAGGTTATGGAAGTACGGCCGCATTCAGGTCTTCTTCGTACCGGTATTTTTTCGGAGATGAGATTGACGAAGCAAGCCTTGACCTGAAGAAACAGGGCAACGCGCTGGAGCAAGCCGAAGGCAGAACTTCGGCGTACAAGGCAAAGCGCAAGATCATACTTTTCTCCACTCCGATTGAAATCGACATGTCAAACGTCTACCACGCCTACAAATTGGGCGACCAGCGCAAGTATTTTGTTCCGTGCCCGCACTGCAGATTCATGCAAGAACTCAAATTCAAGCATCTGAAGTACGAACGAGACGAAGACGGTCTTCTTGCCGTTGATTCTGTTAGGTACGAATGCCAGGGCCCGGACTGCCAGGAATTCTTTTTCAACTACCACAAGACCGAGATGTATTCATCGGGTCGTTGCGAATGGAGACCCACAGCGAAGGCCAAGAGGGCCAACTACAGATCAAGGCATATGAGTTGCCTATACTCGCCTCCCGGGATGATCACGTGGGCCGACATCGTCCAAAAGAACATTGACGCGATCGAGAGTAACGATCCGGGCAAGCTCAAGACGTTTGAAACCCTTTACCTTGGATGGCCATATCAGGAGAAGGGTGAAGCTCCGGAGATTCAGGTGGTCAGGGCTCACAGGTCCAACTACAAATCAAAGACCGTGCCCGATGGAGTTCTCTTTTTGACCATTGGCGCTGATGTCCACGGGCATAATGTCACAATAGAAGTTTGCGGCCACGGCAGGATGTATAAAACATGGTCTATCGATTACGTTGTTATCCCTGGAGACACAAAAACGGTGGCAAACCCAAAGGGAGCGTGGACCTTGTTCAGGCAAATGTTCCTTGATGGAGCATTCGTCTATGAAGGCGAAAAGGGTCGATATGCTCCAATGATGGCTTTTATTGATTCGCGCTATCGTACAGACACGGTAGTTGAGTTTTGCGAAACAGTGCCGGGAATTTTTCCAATTATAGGTCAAGACAAATTCAGCAATCCGCAACGGAAGTTCAGAATTACACAACTCCCAGGATCAAACCTGATGAGTGTCGTGGTGGCAACGAATTATCACAAAGATTCTGTGTATAGCTCTTTGAGAACTGAAAGCCTTCCTGGTCTTGATACCCCTCCGAACTATCCGGCATTTCCGTATGATTATGACGATAAATATTTTACTGAGCTGAACGCCGAATACAAAAGGAAAAAGAGGAAAGGCAACAAGCTTGAGTGGGAGTACTATTGCCCACACGGAAAGGCTAACCACAGCCTTGATTGTCGCGTCTACAACATTGCAGCGCGGGAAGTCCTGTATTTTCAGACCATGGAAAACGTCCTGGCCGATGCTCTTGAACAATACGAGCAACAGGTAAAGCGGAAGGTCTTAGTCTCTGAGAAGGTCGAATTCTTTTTTGCACACATGGAGAACGTTGGAGTTTTCGGCAATCAGCAAGCATCCGCTTAAGCGACCCCACATTCCCACTCCCTCTTTTTCTCTTTCTGAACAGTGTTGCACAGCTTGCAATACCTATTCGGAGGATTTTTGCGAGGGTTTTCATGCCACTGATGATCGCATTCCGCAGGATCGTTTTTATATGAGATCGCAGGTGCTTGCGGGAATGGTATCCAGTGGGTTGGAGCTTCGACGCTGTGACAACGATCTCCCTCCCAGTGATAATGACTATTTTCTTTGTATGTGGCAGTGCGGACAAGAAAACGCGCAGACGCATTTTCAAACCGGCTAAGAATAGCAATCAGGCAGTCCGTCCCATCTTCCGGCAATCTATCTTCTACTGATATCCATTCCATTTCACACCTCCGATCCGAATCTTTGGCGAAGCGCCATTAGCCTCTCAACACCCTCCGAGGCATCCTTTGCGAAGAACGTTCCACCCGTCTTCATGTCCGTAAACGTGTGCCCTGCAAACAACTCCAAGGAGTCTCTCTGGACACCACCGTACTCAACGCCAAGCGCTTCTGCTATTTGCCTCCCAACGTCCTCCAGCACTATCGCCCCGACCTGTCTCATGTCTAACTCACCTCCTATTTGTAGTGCTTGCTGACTTTGGCCAGATATTGGCCTATGGCTCTCAAAATAATATCTTTGATGGTCGTATCTTCTTCTGCCGCCTGTAGCTTTGCAGCTTTCCATAGCTTGGCCGGGATGTTTCTTAGTAGGTAGTTTTTCATTGCTCTCCTTTCTGTTTTTGCTTCCCCTTGATCATGATTACATCATACATCAAGATTATAAAGATGTCGAGTAAAATAATGAAAATATTATAAAAACAGTTGATTTCCTCAAATTCTTGTGTAAAGATTTTCACGAACCCACAATATATGGTGGAAATAAGTGCTTTTCGACACACTAGCTGAATGCAACACGGAGATCGCACTTGTACGCACTGAAATGCGGAACGCGGTCAAGGCCAAGGTGTTCAAATTAAACACGTCACAGTCTAGCCAACTGGTTGAAATGGACCTTAAAGGCATACGAGACTATCTCACCCTGCTAACTTCTGAGCGCCAAGCCTTCATTGAGCGCGAAGAGGGCTCCAGCGTCACGAGTATCACAGTCCGGAGATTTGGTTGATGTCTGCAACAGGCAACGTTACTACGGTTGGCGATGTCATAAACGGCGTAACGGCTTCTTTTGCCTGGGCGAAATCCTGGTTCAAGTCCAAAAACACCGAACCTGCTCCGGGTCCAGATCCAACGCCGCTTGAAATCCTGCAATCCTCTCACAACGAACTCGCCCAACACATATCAGGATATCGCGCACGAACTGGCTTCACTGGTGAAAAATTCTCTGGCGGCATGAACTATACGACGGCTTTCGGGTCCGGGATATACGCCATGAGGCAAAGATCCATACGGGCGTACGTAGAGAGTATGCAGGCCAGGGCAATCATTAACAGGCTTGTCGATACGGTCATAAATACCGGACTTTCCTTGGAATCAACGCCGAAATCCTCAATGCTCGGACTGTCTCAGGAAGAACGTAAGGAGATTTCAAACAAAATCGAGACGCGCTTTGACCTGTGGGGGAGCTCCAAGAACTGCGACCTATCCAGAGAAAACACACTTGGTCAAATCGAGAGGAGCTTGTATAGAAATCAGCTCGTAAAGGGTGACTATTTCGCAGCGTTGCCGTTTTCAGACGATCCGACCCTTATGAATCCGCTACAGATCAAGATTATCCGACCAGAAGTGGTTTCAACCCCATTTGACTCAAAACAAAGAATGGAAATCGCGGACAGGGGCAACTACATCATTGACGGCGTAGAGTTAAACGAAAACGACGAAGAGGTTGCAATATTTGTCAAAACGAGAAAACCTGGCACGCTTCATGGAAATATCGGCGTAAATGATGGAATATACAGCATTGGCGGAGTTTATGGTCAATATCCCGGCAGTTACGGTTACGGCCATGTCGGACTTCCCGGTCAGTACGAATGGATCCGCTTCCCGAAGTACGGCCCGGTTTCAGGGCGCCAAGTCCTTATCCATGGGAAGGTCCAGGAATTCGGCAATGAGCCGAGGGGTGTCCCTGCGCTTGCCCACGTTGCCCACGAGCTTGAGAAAATAACCGATCTTTCCTTGCTCGAACTGATGGCAGCGGTGGCAAACGCTACGATTGCCATGGTTGTTGTGCCTGGAGAAAATGCGCCTGCCACAAATCCTTTTCCTGGAAACACCTTCACCCCTCCCAGCTTGGTGAAAAACGACGACGGCTTGACGGTAGCATCTGATACAGCATCGGACGATCCGGGATATACCAATATT